CTCAGAACACCGTTCGGCCCACTGCGTGGAACTCGTCCGATCGGGTTTGAAGAAAGAAGGCTATAATGTTCTCTCGTTAGATTTATCTTGCGCGACTGATTATATGCCTTTCTTCTTCGCCCGTTCTGTATTAGACGGCCTGTGGGACCAGGTCGCCCCTGTTGGACCCCTGCGAGATATGGCCCGGATCATGTGGTACGCTGCTGTGTCGTCGGCTCGACTGACCGACATGGAGGGTACGTATCATACGTCTCGGGGCATTCTCATGGGGATCCCCTGCACGTGGTTCTTCCTTAATACCCTTAACCTCTTTGCTGTCGACATGACGAACCAGGTGACGGGTTTGTCTTGTGATGCCCTCGTTAACGGTGACGACCTTCTCACCTGTGCTCCCCGACATTGGGTGACGATCTTTATCGACACTCTCGCTATGTTCGGGGTGAAGGTAAACCGGCAGAAAACTTCTTATGGGAAGCTGTGGTCGTTCTCTGGTGTGTTCGGTTGCTACGATGGTCTACTTCCTTCGCTGTCCTTCTTGGGGCTGCGTGAGGTGGATCGTTCGGTCTATGGCGACCTTGCGAACGCGCCTTGGCTACGTGCCGGTTGTGTCACCGAGCAACGGTATCCTGATGAACCCTTTGTTCCGAGGGCTCTCGCAATGCGATTGCTCGGTTTTAGGAGTTATGCGGTTAAGATGCGTCTCCCTGTTTACCTCCCTACGGTTTTGGGAGGGGCGGGGCTTCGCCGGTCTGATGGTAGTTTTGATGTGCTTCGGTATTGTCAGCGTGCTGCCTATATCCGGTCATACGAGCTGGGAAAGCGAGGGTATGATTCCCCTGATTGGAGGTCCTTCTTGCCTCGTGCGCGAGTCGAGTACTCCGAGTTCATTGAGGGGCCTGATGCTCTCGTTCATTCGTATGTTTTCTTACCACATCCTCCTTTAATAACCGATTCGAAATCTGTAATTCTTCCTGATTACGACGACGTGCTGCGCCGTGTGATGGAGGTTCAATCTCGCGACCTGCGGATGTTGATGGGTCCCGAGTTGCAACCCGATGAACTCCGTGGCATGGCTCGGGGCTCTATCTCCCGCTATCGTAAACGGTACTGGACAGCCGTGAAGCGTTGGTCCGAGGGGGG